CGCCACTATGTTTACATCATTCACTGCGGTTAATAATATCCTCTTAATCCTGTCGGCCAGTTCGCTGTCGCTGACGTTTGTGATAGATTTTTCAAATCTCATTTCACCTACAAGCTGGTTTATATTCAGTGTTATGTTTCTGGTCCCGCTGGATATTTTCTCCACGCCCACTTCCTTATCCTTTCCTGCCGTACCAGATGCTGAAGACGTGCCGGTGGTGCCTGTTCCTTTTGCAAATGCGCTGTCCGGGGCCGCTCCCATCTGAGGGTTGAATATTCTTTTCCATCCCTGCTTTTCTTCGTGCATAGCCTCGCTGAGGGCACCTGTTATTGCGCGTGTGGCGTCCTGCGTAAACTTCTTTAGCCTGTTACCTGATGCCTCTATCTTATCAAGGTCAAAGCTCATCAATGCATGGAATGTCCTTCCAAGTTCTTCGATGATAGGCGCTAATGACTGCGCTACTGTAAACAGAACTTTGAATAGATTAATGGCTATTCTTAACGGGGTGGTTCCTACACGTAATGCAAATCCGAGGTAAGAAATAGCAACCTGAAAGGCGGACATTTTTGTCATAGTGATACCCATCGCATTGGACAAGTCCATGAGCGAACGGAACAAGTCCATAGTTCCGCTTATTATCTGCTGATAGCTTATGAATAGTGGCGTAAAGTCAAGGCGCGGCAGTATCTCCGATATTTCCCGCATGAAGTCCACGGTCTTGCCCAGGGCAGGCACAAGCCTTTCGCCTAAATCAGTGCCCATGTTTATAAATATGTCCTGAAGCGTTGCCCACCTTCCGGCCAATGTCTTGGACTGCTTCTCCATCAATCCACCGAACATAGACCCGGCCGCAGTCATGTTTTTGAATGCCTGATTCACAACATCAAAAGTGACCTCTCCGTCTTCAAGTGCTTTGGACACTTTAGCCGTTGCCTTTGCGTCGTTATACAGCACTTTGGCAAGCTCCGCATAGATAGGAATACCACGGGAAGCAAATTGCATAATGTCCTTTGTCATCGCCCGGCCTTGTGCCTTGAGGGTGCCGTACAGGTAGACCAGATCTCCAAGCGGTATACTCAGACCTGATGATATATCGCCAAGCATGGTGAGATTATCGGTCAGGCTTTCAACCTGAAAACCATAGGCAAGTAATTGTTTTGCTCCAGTGATTACTTCACCCTGGCGGAACGGGGTAGCGATGGCAAATTTCTTGAGGTTCTGGATAGTCTCATTTGCCTTTTCAGCGCTGCCGAGCATCGTAGTAAATGATACTCTTGTCTGCTCCATGTCGGCGCCAAGCTTTACGATAGCAGATCCTATCTGTCCGATACCTCGTATTACCTCCGTGGCTCCAAACGCTAGTCCAAACGCACCGGCAAGCTTTCCGACTGAAGCCTGAAGCCCTCCGACTTTAGACTCAAACCGGTTCATGCCGCGCTCCATTCTGCTTAACGGAGAGCTGAACCTGTCTTCAAGCCGTATGGTATAAATTGCTTCCAATTACTTTTCTCTTACCTCACTGATCTTTAGTTTTCCGTCGAACTGTAAAGCGAACTTCAGCATACTCCACAACCTGGCTGTATCTTCAAATCCTTCCGGTTCTTCCTGAAAATAAAAACGGATCAACGCTTTAACCTGCGCCAATCCGTTCGGTGTCATGATGTCTTCAAGTATAACCGACCCGTCCTTGTACTTGGCCGGTACCTCATACTCATCTAATTTTTTTTTAGCTCCCCAGGGACAGGCTCAAGGTAATCCGTGAGCATCTTCACGCTTGAGTTAAATGGTATGATGTTGTTTGCATCAAACTCCTTTTGCAAAAGCTTGAAGTCGTCACCGCCTACATGCGTCTGCGTGATGAATAGCATAATGCCTTCCTTCCATTTCTTCTTTTCAATGAAGGACTGCACCGCCATGTACTCATCAATGCCGAGTTCCTTTAGTTGAAAAGTTAGATACTTACCCGCCCTGTCTACGGGAATTTTCATTGTCCATGTTCCGGCCTTCTGTTCACTCATAAAATTTATTTTTTGTTAAGCGTATCCGATGTCAGCAATGCTGAGTTCCAGGGTTTCCTCAATCTGCGAGTTATTAACCTGGCTGTTCGGGTTCCTCCCTTTAAACCGGCAGCGTATAAGCCTGTGCCTTGTAAACTTTCCGTCTTCTGTGGCGAAGTTTACACCGATGTCAAAGTCTGGTATGTTTTGAATCCTGCCGCCCGGAGCTACCCCTGTAATCCTTTCGACTTCCTCCATCGTAAGGGTTATGTTTCCTTCGGGTGTTACCGGACCGAAACCGCGTGACGTTGGCTTATGTCCAGTGCTATGGTTCAGCGTGATCTCCTGCGGATCACTGTACTCAATTCCTGTTACGCCTATAATAGGCACACCGAGAATGTTTACCACAATGTCGGCATGGGTGTAAGAAACTCCATTGATAAGCGGTGGTTGTACTCCTATTGCCATATTATAAGCTGGTTGTAAGTCCTATGTTCAAAACAATCGTTTCAGCAATTCCCACAGGAACGATCTGTACGGATATCGTCAGCGTTGAAGTACTCAGTACATCCTGAGCCGGATTGACAGAAGCCTCCCCGGTTGAAATCTCTCCGTCTGCTTCCATGCCTTCCAGTACTCCCTGCGCGAGATCCTGGAAGAAACCTACGGTATCATTCCGCAGTGTCCCGTCACTGTTCAGGTACAGGTTGCTGTTTAATTGCGGAATGAGAAGTGAGCGTATAAGCCTGATGGCTTTATCTACGGCCCTGTTTGTCTCGATCCACGCGAAATCATTTGTTGCCGCCACGGCTGTGGGGCAGCGTTCCGCATAAGTACCTGCAATGTCAGGGGTGTACTTTCTCAGTACCAGATAGCCGTCATCCTTGATGCCTCCGAGGGCCGTAGAGGTCAGGTCTGTAACCAGGTCACCGTTTGCCAGTGCTGGTACTTCCAGTTCTGTACCGTCTGATAAATTGAAGTTCTCAGGGTTGCCGATGGATTGCTCCACGCTTGCCTTGCTCACCGCCCCGAGTGCCGCGCCAAGGAAAGTGATAGACTGACTTTTGGATACGTACAGCGCTGCTCCTGCTCCGCCTCCGTCCTGACCGGCTATTGGCGTAACCTTCGGCGCTGAAAGCGTTCTGGCGTCACCTACAGATGACCATCCTGATACCGCCGTAATTGCTTCCATGTTGGCGGCATACAACACAGAAAACTGTTTGTAGGCTGCGTCCATCCCGGAAATAATTCCCTGTATCGTGGTCAGTTGTGATGTGGCGTAAGTCAAGGCACCGGCATAAACTCCCATTTGCCTGATCTCGCCTGATGCCGCTATTTGCATAGTGGCGATCTCGGTAAAATCATAAGAGCCGCCAGGTACAGCGAAGTAACCTAACCACAATTCACCTTCAGGGTTTATCCTGAAGTATTCGGAAATGTGGTAATGCTCAATCTGATGGGCGCTGACTGAATCCAGAACGCCAAGGTCTTCCGCCTCTTCCAGGGAAAATACTTTCTTTACTCTGTCGTCAGAAGCGAACCCTGAAGGAAGTGTATCATTGAAAAACAGAAGGCCGGAAATTTTATCCTGATTCGGTGCCCTTCTGCCCAAACCTCCCTGGCCTACGTTTACGGTTACTGTGCTTAATCCCATTGGATCATGAAGCGTTTAAGGTTATTCTGCCTTGCGTGAGTCTGTGATGTGTTGTTGCGATAGAAAACCTGTCCGTCCTCAGTGACAAAGACCGCCTTTATTCCAGCAGGCACTTTGTACTTGTTCCTTACAAGTTCTATCGCCTCGTCTTCGGAGTTGATTCTGGCAGGAATGGCCGGAACAGTGGAGCCTTTTTCCGCTTCGTCTGCTATGGCATTCGTTGCGTTCTCCTGTCCAGAATCAGTATCCTGTATTTTCTTTTTCCTTGCCATTAAGCTGCGTCAACTACTTTGAGCCATGTGCTTTTTGCCAGAAACGCAGTGCCGTCGAACACCAGATTGATTACATCTGAGTCGTTAGCTACGCCTGTGAGGTCAGGTGCTTCTGTGTCAAAGCCGGTACCGAGCGTTACGTTTCTTCCGGTCGCACCCTGATCCACATAGATGGTCAGTTCATCGCCTGCCTTCACATTGTCGTCAATGTCAAGGTTAAGGGTGAGTGCGCCGGCAGGGGCCGTGTACTTCAGTATAGTCTTGCTGCTTGTGATGGAGGGCGTTAGCGTTCCAGTTGCGGCATCAGAAAGCTGATAGTCCGCGGCTGCGTATGGCCATTGGATAGTTGCTGTTGTTGTCGTTGCCATTGTTATGCGTTGTCTTCGTAGAGTAAAACAATTCCTTTCTTGTCGTTCCGGGCCTGAGCTGCGCCAAACCTCACGATGGTGGACATGATGTGTCCGAAGAATTCTTCCCTGTATGCGCTTACGCTGGCCTTGATAGAGCCTACTGCGGCACGTACATAAGAGGGAGAATAAAAAATTGCAGCGTTCTGGTCGTCTGTGTCTGCTGCTGCGCCTTCTGCTTTGAGTGCGTTGGACGCATTAAGCACAAGTGCTGAACTTCTCACATACCAGTCGAAACCGAAAGCCCTGGCGAGTACACCGGATGGGATACTGGACCTTCCGTATTTATCGGCATCAGTAAACTGAGCGATTTTCAAAAGATCCGCTTTCATGCTGTAAGGGATCACAGCTACCCCCATGATTTCGGAGTTATCAGGTACTACGTCCTGGGAGTGGAACACGCTTTGAACGTTCACGATGTCGTCAAGCTTTACAGCCTTCCTGTCACCGGTTTGTGTTCCTGTTTTGTCGGTTGCGTCTCTGGCCGATCCTGATGTTGGGATAAGCTGACCTCCGGTAATACCTGTTGCCCACTTCACCAATGCGCGTTCTGCCATTTTGGTGTTTTGCGCATTGATATGCTGCTCAAGGATAGAGGCACGTTTGTTCATGCCTCCCATTTCAATGAGGGTTTCAAGATCACGCAATAGCGTAGGATCGCTGGTGAGTTCCTCCAGGCTGTAGTTATGTGCTACATCTGCCCTTTGATGGATCTGAGCCGGTAGTACAACTCTGTCTACCTGCACATCAGGGAGCGTACCGGCGTTCTGAAGTTCGACGGTGTTGTTATTCACAAATGCGTCGTCCCTGCGGCAACGGCTCAAGAATGAGTTTGACGGAAAAAGTTGTGGAACAATCTCCGTTGTGAATAATCTGGTTAAAAGTTCTGCTGCCATTTCGTTGTGTGAGTGTGTGTGTGAATTGTGTGTGTTCCGGTCATGCTTTCAGTTTCTGCTTTTCCTGCCAGTCCCTGACGATCTTATTATACTTGTCCGGCTCGTCCTCCATCAGCGCGTAAAGCTTCTGCGGGTTGTGATTTGCCAGGTAGTCGTAAGTTTCTTCTGCGGTGTCTGCCGCTCCTGTGAATCCCTTACCTTTATTGATAAGGTCCACTACGCTCTTGCGCTCTGCCGGCTTGTTGGTTTCAACCATAGCCTTAAAAGCTTCAGGTGTTTCCAGCGCCATCTTTACAAACTGGTCTTTCAGTTCCGGCTTCTCCGGGATACGCTTGTTTTTTACAGCGTCTTCGTACAGTGCGGTGGCGTTCTTCAGCTTATCGGCTGCTGCTGCGTCCTCAATGGCTTTCAGTTTCGCCTTCAGCCCTTCGAGTTCGGTTTCCTGATTTTTGATTTTTTCTTTGTCAGCCAAAGAAGCCGCCATCAGGTCAGCGAATACTTCAGGCTTTTCTGTGGTGTCTGCCATTGTTTGTGTGATAAGTGAATTATAAAGTTCGTATAAAGCGTAAGGGTCTTCTGTTTCGACCTCCTGCGGTTTCATTTCAGTGGGGATAATGTCGTCTATCAGGCCATGCTTTTTCATTTGCTTGGCGTTCAGCCACGTGTCCGGAGCGCCCTCTTTCAGCATGTTTTCAATCTGATCTTTGGAGAAATTGGAGAGATTTGTAAGTACCGTGGTGAGGGAGTCGCGCATCATTTCTACGCCTACTTTATCCTTTCCCATTGGCGGGTGGATCATCCCTTTGGCGTAATCGTAGGAGGTTTTATGACTTCCGGTAAGCAGGATATTCATAGCCATAGAGGCTGCCAGTCCTACATTCATTGTTCTGGCGCCGGTGTGCCGGATGGCGTCCATAATTGAGAAACCGTCTATAATGTTGCCCCCGGGAGAATTTATTTTTACACAAATTTTCTTTCCCACGGAGTTCCAGAAGTACATTTCTTCAGCGAAGATGGCGCCGATAATACAGGGCTTATTTTTGTCGTTTTCGCCGATAGGTAGCCCTAACAGCATGAAAACCTCGTTTTCCGCGATCTCGGAGGTATACTTGAACTCTCTTTTATATTCGGGAAACTTGCCCATTTAGGTACATTGTCCAATTATGGTACTAATGTATTCTGAATTGGGATAACTTCCAAATTTGGGATGAAAATATTTTTGAAGATTTTCGTATATATGAATAGTAAAAACAAAACCCTATAATTATGCAAGCCGGAATATTCGCCCTCATTGTTTTTTTTAATGTAGCCTACTACGCCGCAATCAAGAATCATGGTAATGGTGGGCATCCTCCACGTGACCAGTACGGTTACTTTGTGAAAAAAGCACCCACAAGCACAGGTAAAATGAGCAATTGGTCACGTGTTAACTGATGACCACGCTCCCCAGGGTCCTGATGGGGCCGGGAATACTCTTACATATACATTGCCTGAGTTAGTATTTTCTGTCTGAATGGCAAGCTGAGTAAGTTCCCCATTAGACACCCCGCTGTCGATTGTAAAAACTATCCAACGGTCTGCGGCTGTTGCACTTGGAGCGTTCGCAAATGAACCGCTAACATGTGCAATAGACCCCTCTTCAAAATTATTCAGGTCGTCTGAAGATGTGTACAGAAGATTTCTGAACACCCTATTATTACCCTTCAGCTTCGCCGGGGTAACTATTGTGGAGTCATTTGTGCCTGTAGTGGTTTCTAATTGTGTGGCTATCTCCGCAATACCTGCCGCCGTCTCAGTCGCGGATGCACCTGTTTTATCGATACGGCTCCATTTAACAGTAACCCGCCTGTCCTCTGCTCCTGTTAATGTATTGATGGTAATGTATTGACCTGCTCCGGGAGGGCTTGACACAAGTTCAGCGCTTTTTGTTTCAAAGATAGTGTTAGTGGTTCCGTCCGCGAATTGCCTGTCGTCATCCACAACCGCTGCCGGTGCTATGTACTTTGTGAAACTTTGGTTAGTGGCCGCTGCGATGCGCATAAACTCACCATTGAGATAAACTATCCCCGCCGTCATGTCAAAGTTTGAAGCGTTCGCACTG